ATAAATTCTTTAAAAGAAAGAGTTTTAATCTTGGAGTCTCAATAAATGAAAACCTATAAACAATTTTTAGAGGATTGGAGCAATAAATATAAGAGTAGTATCGACTGCTCCAATCCAAAAGGATTCTCCCAAAAGGCACATTGTGCTGCGAGAAAAAAGAGAGCACGAGGTGAAGAAACCAAATCTAAACCAGTGACATGAAACCATTTAAGTGGGTTGTATTAAGTCTTGGAGCAGTTATTGGAATTGCTCACATTGGTGTCTTAGGGCATCTGATGCACTCCACTAAACCGCAATGGCCTGTCATCAACTTCCCAAATGGTGATTATTCATCATATGAAGTGGAGGCAACCCGAGATGGTTATAAAATAAAATATAAGGCAAACGATCCCGCCATTCTCAACTCAGAAAGAAACCTTCAGTTAGATACAAATAAGAATGGATTCTTTGGTGGAAGAACTGAGCAAAGAAGAGAGTGGCGTAGAGATGAGTTTACAATGGATGGTGTCAGGAACATAGGGGGTGCCGTTGACGGCGAGGGAAAGTCTGCAAAGGACATCGAGTGTTTAGTGGCGGACGCTGGCGCACGGTCACAAGGTGCGATGGCAGGAACAGCAATTAGTGCTGGTCTTGTAGTCCCAGCAGTTGCAAATATTCCATATATTGGATGGTTGGCATCTGGATGGGCACTCCTCTTAGGACAAAAAGCAGGAGAGTCTCTTGGGTCCGAAGTTGGTTCAGTATTCAATGATTGCTAAATAAAAACAGGGTAATAGTCTGTTGCAATGAAAAAATACTGTCGTCTCTGCAAAAAGAAAGAGTCAAGATCAGAATGTGGTTTTGGTCCTAAGATGTGGGACAAATATACTGTGGACGATGCTTCTGATAAGGAGATAAAAGATGCTGCCGAAGTGGCAGATGGTGGCGGGGATGTTGGTGGTATAGGAGAAGAAAAAGATCACGAAGTTGCAATGGCACAATCACAACTCTCTAAGGTTGTAAAAAATGCCAAAGACTTAAAGAAAAAACTTGGCAAAAAGGAAAAAGATATTCCTGCTTGGATCCAAGGAAAGATCACTGACACTGATCACAATATGGATGCAGCAATATCATATCATGCTGAGGAAGGACTCCGTGATTGGTTTGGTAAATCCAAATCAAAAGATGGAAAATCAGGTTGGGTCAATGTTGTAACAGGTGGAACTTGTGCAAGTGATGAACCTGGAGAAGGAACACCTAAGTGTGTTTCATCTGCAAAAAGAGCAAGCATGACTAAAGCAGAGAGACTCTCTGCACAAAGAAGAAAGAAAGCAGCAGACCCTGGACAGCAACAAAAGACTGGTGCAGCAAAACCCACTTACGTTTCTACTGATTCCAAAAAGAAAATGAAGAAAGAGGAGGTTGAAGTTACCGAGGCAAAAGATAAACCAGGTAAGGGTAGTGGCAAGAAAGATGCTTGTTATCATAAGGTCAAGTCTCGTTATGATGTATGGCCATCTGCATATGCCTCAGGTGCCCTTGTAAAGTGCCGTAAGAAGGGTGCAGCAAACTGGGGTAACTCAGATAAAAAAGAAGAGTTCCAAGGGTTTACAGAGGCACAGATCGCTGCATTAGAGGCAGCAGGTGCTATTGAGGTAAATGAGGCAGGTCAAAAGTGCTGGAAAGGTTATGAAAAGAAAGGCACTAAAAGGATGTTTGGTAAAACATATAACAATTGTGTCAAGAAAGAAGAGATTGAATTGACCGATGCATATGGCAATGTATTTGCAACTATTGAAGATCTTGTAAAACCTGAACCTTTAGAACCTACTCCACAAACTATTGATTTTGATACCTATGATATTGAATCAGTAGTAGAGGCAACAAGAATTCCTGCACAAACAGGTAATGCATATCTTGTAATGTTTACCTGGAGAGCAAAGTTAATGTCTCTCAAAATCTTCTTCCCAGATCTAAAGAAACCATCTCGTAAGGAAGTCGAGTATGCCCTCCAAGGTGCATATCCAGATTCAAGAGTAAGACATTATTATGAGGTTCCTTATCAATCAGGTGAATCATATTTCCAACCAGGATCTCCATCTGAAGTTGATGAGTCTGCAGTACCTGGTAAACCAGCAGAGAAACTTGGTGCTGTTACCTCAATTCCTAAGTCCGAACAAGATGCTGCTAAAGCAAGACTCCTCGCTAAAGCAAAGGCAAAAAGAGAGAAGATGAAAGAGGAGGTTGAAGTAGATGAGGATTGGCAAAAGGTCAACCGCAAAGACAAGACTGATGGTTTAAGTCAGAAAGCAGTTGATGCTTATCGTAGAGAGAATCCAGGTTCAAAACTCAAAACAGCAGTTACAAAAAAACCCTCAGAACTCAAAGCAGGTTCTAAGGATGCTAAAAGACGTAAGTCATTTTGTTCCAGAATGAAAGGAATGAAGAAAAGACTGACATCTGCAGAGACTGCTAAAGATCCAGATTCAAGAATCAACAAGGCTCTCAGACGTTGGAACTGTTAGTACTTAATTAAAGCTATATTATTATCTTCATCGGTAACAAACCTAGTCTAGTCAGGAATTGCTAACTTGTCAAGTATAAATTAATACAACAGGTTACTTGACAAGTGGTTATGATCTATATACATTAATAGCTCCATAGTGAGTTATTCGCGGAGACAACTTAATGCAAACCACTTTATTGGGTTTTTACATCACTCTCCTTATAATTGCATTTTTATTCGCGTATGGTGGATATGAAAACACCATGCGCCTTTTTGCGTACTTAGACATACAGTTTAGATATGCAATACTTAGAGTAAGAATGTATTTTATGGCTCGTAAACTCAGGAAACAACTTAACTTACCCACATTACCAGAACTCAAAGAACTTAAAGAACTTAAAAAACAGGAATCAAAAAATGGAAAATGACTCAAACTTTTCTGATTTAAAGATGGAAAGGAAGGAATGTCCAAAATGTCATGCAGTTTGGATTAATGGTGAACATCGATGGTCTGGTACTGGTAAAATGGGTAGTGAACTTGATTTAGCAGGTTTAGTCTGCAATAGATTTGGAGATGATCAGTGTATCAATCCTAAAAAAGGTATAGATGGTGGAGTTACCTGGGAGTACAGATCGGGATACATCGATGGAATGATCGATGAACGTAAGAAGACTCTTAAAGAGATGAACGAAAGATTGGGTGATTGAAGATGCCAAGAGGATCTATCACAAAAGATGAACTAAAAGTCAGGATTCTAAAATTAAAACATGCACTCCATGAAGGAAGGCATTATGATAAGAGTCATGACTGGAATAGTGGTGCCCATGATGCGTATAACACAGTCCTAGACTTATTAGACGAATATGCTCACTGACAAAGACATAAAACTCTTATATTTAAGAGTTCATAATCAAAAGATGCGTGAATTATTCGAAGAACCCTCAACTTATGAGGACGAAATCACTGAACATGATTGGTATGACTTTTGGTACAATGAAGATGTTTAAAAACTGGGGTAAAGATATTGAACCACCAGAAAGGGTAACGAAAGAGCAAGTGCAGGAGATGATCGATGCTGCCATACGAAAGCATAATCGTAACGCTTCAATTATCTCTATGTGTGTTGGGTGGGTTGTTCTTGCACTTTTTGCTGAGGGTCTGCTTCGACTTATTGGAGTAATTGATCCAGTCTTTCCATGGTTAAAACTAACCTTAAATTAAGAGGATTATGAAAGTAGGAATGATTGGGTTAGATCGAATGGGCGAAGGTATGTCCCGTCGTCTTATCGCAGCAGGTCATGAAGTATGGGGGTATAGAAACAACTATGAAAAAGCTAATCAACAATATGAGAAGGGTTATGTTAGTGGATTTACCACTTCTTTGGAAAGTCTTGTTCAAATGATCCATAGTCATAAAGATGTTTCTGATAGAAAACCAGGAGTCTTTATGATGGTCGCTTCAGCAGAAACCGTAGAGGATACTATTAATGACTTACTACGATTATGTCGTGAAGGCGACATTATTATTAATTATGGCAATAGCAATATTGAGGACTATTGGAAAAGAGAAGAGCACGCTGCAAAA